ATCCATGAGGTGCAATAACATTCATGTTAGGGAATCTATTTGCTAAATTTTGTGCCAAATTAACAAGTGCTTTATTTTGTGCTTCGTTAATATCATTATTATTCATGCCAACTACTTCAACACCAATACTGCTTGCGTTGGTTAAATTTTTAATTGTATTGCTATCTAAAATATGAGCAGTGCGTTTACTTAAATCAGCACCTTGATAAATTTTTCCATCTTTATCTATATAAAAATGTGTGCCAAATTCCCCTGATTTTGCCGTAGCCATTGCACCCTGTAGAGTAGAACCACCTGTGTGATGCACTACTAATCCTCTGACGTTATAAGGGTCTAATTCACCATAGGTTTTAACTACGTTTTCATAAGTCATATTAGTTCTTAATACTTGGTTATTACTTGTAGAAGAAGATTGTTTGCCTAAACCAAAATGATTTTTTGTTTTTTCCCAAGTGTTTTTCCACATACCTGTAGTATCTTCGTATGCACTTCCTGCATCTTTTGAAAAATTATCAATAAATGATTTTAATTTTGGGTCTTTAATTTCAAAATTTTTAATTCCTTCGATAAAACTAGGAATCATTTCTACACCTTTTACAAAACTTTTAATGGGAAATAAAAATTCAATAATAGGTTGTAAAAAATCAGAGATTTGTTTTAATTTTTTTGCCACTTCGCTAAATGATTCTGTATTTCTATCGTACCAAGAATTAACTTCTTTTAACCTTGTAAAAAATCCTTCAACTTCTGTGCTTGCGTTTCTAAGAAAATCTTCTAGTTTTTTATTGGTTAGAATATCGTCTATCCATTTAGTTAATTGAATTGTCCATTTTTCAAACAATGGCTCAAATTTAATAATTAAATTCAAAAATTTATCTTCAATGTGTGTTGTTAATCGTTTAAAGGCTTCATTTAAATCTTGAGCAACCTTTAAATCTTTATCTTCTATATAGCGTTCACTTGCTATTTTTTTAATGTTTTCCAACATGGCTTTAAATTCAGAATCTTTTAAATTGCCTAATGTCTCTAAGGTGCTTGTATCTAATCCTACGTTAGCACCTTGTTGCAATGCAGTATATTTGTCTGTTTTATATAAATTACGATACTGTGTTAATAAATCAGGCAGTACTTGGTCAGGTCGTAAGCCTTGATAAGCCACACCACCAAAGCCCACCTGTTTTGTTGGGTCTATTTGTGCTTGCAATATGCCTGATAATAAAGAATCAGCCCCTATATCGTACCTACCAAGAGCATTTCTTAAGCCTCTTGCACGTGATGGGCTAACACCTAATGATAAGTTGGTGTTTCTTTCCCTGCTTGCACCACTTGTTAAACTGCCAATGCCAAATAACGCACCTGTGCCTAATGCAAAAGCACCCAATGCACCCCATTTTAAAAAATTAAATGTTGTTCCTGCTACGGACTTAGCAACATTACCCATGTTACTTGCTAATGAAGCAGATGTTCTTTTGCTATGCTCTAATTCTCGATTAAATCTCGTAGCATTGTTATTGATTTTGTTTTGTGTGTTGGCTACTGTATTTAAATTTTGATTAACTTGATAAACAATGTCTTTTTGTTCTTTTAAAGACTTCGTGGCTTGTTGCCATTGTTTAGGAGTTTTTCCTAATGCCTGTTGATACTTGTCAAAAGTTCTGCGAAAGTTGTCAAATGCTTGAGAATTAACGTCAATGTCTATTACTGATTTGACTGCCATTTTAAAATATCCTCTTTATTGCCTGCAGTATATGACGTTGCCTAAACTCTAGTGCAGAAGATTTGTATTCAATTTCAGCATCTTCTAACAGTTTTGAAAATCCTCGATTCATTGCGTAATCTAAGATAAAACTGATGATATGCTCTCCATCTCTCCAATACTGTCTTCCACAGTCGATGTCGGCAAAGAACTCATGAATGCCGTACAATCCAATTGTGTTGTTAGCGACCCCCATAAGCCATTGACTGCACTCATCATATCTTCGATTTGGCTCTTTTTGTTGACCGAAGATACGCACATAAAAAAAACTAATTCACCTAAAATATCAGATAAATCATCATCACTAATAATGCCTTTGTCTACTGCCGTTTGTAAAGGTAATGACTGCCATCCATTTTTTCCTATTGCCATTACATTAGACAGGCGATAGATTTCATTAATTAAACCTTTTTGAACTCTATCCCAATCGTTTCCTGCCACCTCTTTTAGCATTAAGTGAGCAATTCTTGCACCACCTACTGCACCTAAACCTTCACTAAAAATACGTGTAAAAGTTTTAGAAATAACTAAATAGTATTCTTCAAATACTACCTTTGCAATTGGAGTGGAATGAACGTATGCCATTCCATTTTCCAATTCAACAGGAATTACCAAATTTAATGCACGATTTATCTTCATCTATCTTCACCTAGATTGTAAAAAAAAATTAAACCAAATTCCACAACGTGTTGTTTGTGTAATAAATTCCTGATAGTGTTACCTGAAATGCAGGTTGGTTTCCATCAAAGGCTAAATCTCTTACACCACGCAAAATACAGTTGACTAACTGATAATCACTTAATGTGGAAGCATCAGTAATAATGCTAACATCACCCACGTTTGTATCTGACTCAAATCTTTGCTTATATACTTCTGCAAGGGCTTGTGTCTTTAACATATTAATCGTTACACTTGCCATTTGATATGGTTCAGGGCTTGTTACTCCACCTGTTAAAGTAGGTAATAAAACTCCTGCATCACCCTCAAACGATATGCTTATGGCTTCTCTTGTTAGATAAGGTGCAGTAATATTAAGTGTTGCATTACGAGCATATACTACCGAACCTCTTAATCTATTTAACGTACCTTGTGGCACTAATGGATTAGGCATGATTTATTTCCCCTTTAAGCCAAAACAAAATCTGTGACATTAATATTGAAGATAATTTCAATAAAGCCACGATTAGGTGTATAAGTTACAGACAATCCTGCATATTTACCAATTGGGTAATCTGAAGGGTTATTTTGCACGTAGGTTACAAATGGTACTGCTGATACAGGGGCTGGTCCAAGAACCAATCCGTAAGATATACCATTGTTCATTGTTCCTTGTGCTACTTTTTGCAATCTATTAATACCGTTTTGGTCATAATACAAAGGGTTAATAGGATTGTTTGAGCCATTAATAATAGCGTTAGACAAATCAAGGTCAATATTGGTTTGTACCCAATCTACAGAATACCAATAAGTGTAATCTCTGCCATCACCTGTCGTGCCCCATAAAACAATGGTATTACTAATGCCACCTTGTGCCCCATTACCAATGTAGTTACAGAAATTATTTTTTAATGTCTGTTGCGTTACCTTAGATATTGGAGGAATTGTTACTCCTACGACATAACTAAATGCCATTGGTGTTACTTTATTGGTATTGCTTGGGTTGTAATTTAAACCCACATGAAACATAGATGCACAAGTAAATTCCGTAACAGGAGTGACTGCAGGGTCATAGTACATCATGACTGCTGATTTAATTCCTGTCCATTGTAGATATTCAGTTCCTTTTACTGACACCCAAAAATATAATAATGATGTCGTTGCTGAGTAATCTCTTGCCATTGTTACTGCAGTTGGTTCACTTGCCCAATCATAAGGTAACAAATATCCGTAAAACTGTACTAATGGGTCATCAATATAAGTTCTTAATGCCGTAACACCCTCTGCAGGTGTTCCTGCACCTAATTCTAATACGTAAATACCATTAGCATTACCTTGTGCAAAATAAGTATTTACCATTGCACCTAGTTGTTGAACATCCTCAAGGGTAAATACACCTTGTGTTGTTACTACACCATAATCTACGGCAGATAGATAAGTAAATTCATCTACTGCAGTTGCAGTCACGCTTTCAATGCCGTTATAGCCTGATGGCACTACACCAACAATAATGGCTTGCTCTGTATCTCCAATGGTAATACCGTGTGGTGATGCTAGTTTGACTGTAACAACACCTAAAGCCCAAGTCATTGAGATAATGTTAATAGAGTTATTTAATAATGGGATAAGGTCTGCACGTTGTGTTAACAATGCTGAAGTCCCCACAGGCAGATTAGTGCCACCCTGACTAATTAAAGCCCCTGTACGTTGCAACTGACTAGGTTTTGGTGCAACATTTTGGGTTACGTTTACCGTAACTATTTGAATAGTATTGCTCATGGAAAACTCCTAATTAGCAAAATGATACTGCGATTGTTGCACCTGTTGGAGGTACTACCAAAATACCTTTTTGACATGGAAAATCAGCCGTATACAAATCTGCACCCATTGGAATATTTGCAATTTTCTTTGTATCGTCAGGAGTAATTACATCTTGGTCATATACTGCACCATCAGCAGTTCCTGCTACTAATACGCTAATTTTCATGATTCTGCCACCTGTTGTTTTGACAAGGGTTGGGGCAGTAATGTTTAAAAATGATTGTGTGCCTGATGCAACGACTAATGCACCTAATGATGATGGTACTACAGGTGTTCCGATAGACATAATGACTCCTTTAATTGGGTAACTCGTTAATATTAACACTACAAAATGCTTCTAATATCAATTGCCTAGTAATATCTTGCACTCGGCTTTGATAGTAGTTTACTTCAAAAACTGCTTCTTTTTTCTTTCCAATAATATTATATTCAGGTTGCGTTACTTTTTGGTCTTGAATGATTGGTGTATTCATCAAGCCCATTACGCTATCATTATCTAATGTATATTGGAATACATAATTCATAAAGTCAATAGCCTGATTGTTATTTAATCCAAACATACTTAATCGTACTGTATCTTTAGTCAATTGATAACTGCTAGATATGGAATTGATGTAAGTTGTTTGACCTAATGCCGTTGTTTGACTTGGCTCTATATGGGCGACTATAAATGGTGGTATTTGATTTTGTGGCACTAAAAAACTTGGGTATATTGTAATAGGGCTTTTTAATGATAACCAAATAGGCAAACTGTTAGATACTGTTTGCGTGGCTAAATCTAAATCTTCCAATGTCTCAATGATTTGAGTAAACATAATGGAATAAAGAGTATCCCCACGATAATGCCATAATCCTGCTTGTTGATAGAATGGGATTCTTTCACTAAATCCAAATTTCAACATTCCACCTTCATGAGGATACGAACAAATATACATTTGTTGCGGATTCATGGTATTAAATGCCTGAACAAAACTTAAAGAAGTAAAAATTGCATAGTTGTATGCCGTTGTTCTGTCTTCTAATTGGTGTATTTTGGTTGAATAATGCAATGAACCTTTTACTTGAATACTTAAAGGTTGTGCTGTGTTATCAAATTTGATACCTTCATTGTATAAAGTCTCGTTATATTCAACTGAGTTAACCAATCCCTTGCTTTGCTGAATTAAACTTGCATTTACCCAATATGCCATGCCATCAACAGGGCTAATTTTACGTTCATATAAATTAAATGTAAGTGTTTGATTAAGAGAAAGCGTATTAACACCTGCTTCAAGAGCAGATGCTAATGGAGTTTTTGATGCAACAGATTCTTCAAGAGTTGCCATCTTCTACCCAAGTTTTAATACTGTTTTGCAATGTACCTGTGTCAATAAAAGATGGTCTAGGTGGTCCTTTACGACCTTTAAATCGTCTTGAATATCCCATCTTACCTGCCATTGTTCGTGGTATTCCATGTTCTTCTTTAGAGATAAAATCTTTAAAATTTTGCTCTATTTCTTGCTCTGCGTCTGCGTAAGGATTTTTAACAGGCGAACCCATTAAGATGTCATCTAAAGCGTTACCTAGACTCTCTGTAAGGCTATCTGCTATAAATTGTAGCCTCATTTCGCCATATTTACTAAATAATTCGTATTTGTTTTCAATAATATTGGCTAATTCAAAGGAGTTAAGATTACTCTCTGGCTCAGGAACAACAGTAACCCCAAGATTAAATTTCACGTTAAACCCCATAAAGTTCCGATAGCCTGCATCCATGCCAAAGCCTGTCTTCCGTATGGGTCTTTGAGTCTTTCTAAGTCAGTCAAAGTTAAATTTTGCAATCCTTGACCTACTGCCATACTTTCACTTGTGCCTTGGTCAGATGCTGATGTAATAACACCTGCTACAAAATTACCTACACCAAAACTTGTTCTTGCAGATTGGAAGTAAGTGTTATTTGGTGGTTCGGCATTTGGATTATCCTGACCATAATTAATAAGTACACTAGCCCCCCAATAATACACGCACAAAGTAGCAATTTGAGGAGACATTTGGGACATATATTCATAGGGAACTAACTGTAAGGCTACCTCGTAAGATACTTGATACTGAATGGAATCACTAGGCAAAACTTCTAAAGGGATGCCCACCACAGTTTGACAAAACTGAATATAACCTTCTAGCGTTGGCTTAGTGGGCAATACACTCATGCTTTTGGTCTTCCTCTGCGTTTAGGCTCAATGCCATCTTTAGCAACAGTTATTGTCTGCTCAAACTTTTCTTCATTATCACCGAAATTACGCTTTTCCTCAACAACTTCAATTTCTAAGTTAGCCTTTTGACGCAACCCTGATTCTTGAGCAACTCTACTAATAATTTGGTCATTAGCAACTGCTTGAATTTTGCGTACTTCTAATGCTCTATCAATAAAATCTTGCTCACTTTGCTTCATGCCTGATTCAATAGCAGATACAGAAATAGGCTTGTCAAAACGATAACATAAACCACTAAAACCTTTTGCAACTTTTGAAACTTCTGTAAATCCATATCGTTCATGTTGTCCTATGATGTAATTAAGAATATCAGAAGTGTTTTCAATTTCTACCTGACCACCTGCACGTATGGGTTTTGCAAATCTTTTGCTATTTTCAGGAATTGTGTATTCAAAAAAATTCTCCTGTTTTGTGCAATTAGCGATATATAACTTAGTCATTATTTTTCCCTTTGGGGTGAGTGGCACGGTGAAGTCCCCTTTTTACAGGGCATGCCACCCATAGAAAACAACCCATCTTCACTTGGGTAATCCATCATAACATAAAAAAAGGGCTACATAGTAGCCCTAATATCACGCTTAAGAAACTTAACTTGCTGATGCTGACAAAATGGTTAATGCTTCAGGTCTGATAACCCATCCTGAAGTAGAACGCATTGTGTATAAAGTAGTAATACCACCATCTGCAATTGGTGTTGGAATTTCAGTAGGTGCTGAAACGTCAGTCAACATCAATGATGTAGCAGTTTGATTTGGTGTGAGTGTTGCAAAAATGTTGGTATTGATTGTGTTGTTTGCGTTCATCACTTTCAATTCAGGGGCAATTAAAATAATTGCATCTGTTCCACCTGCACCTGCACCAATGAGTGTATCGTCTACTGCAAATGATACATCATCACCACCTGACCACTTAGCAACAGTTTCTACTACACCTGCTGCGGTCTCTACACCTGCACCTATTCTTTGGAATTGTGTTAACTGAACAACTCCTGAATAAGAGATTTGGGTAATAAAGCGTTGTGGTGCTAAGAATACAAATCTTAATGGCTGACCAACTTGATATGTACGTTGCTTAAGTTGAGCAATCATGTTGAGCATATATTGTGCTAACTGACCACTATCCCAATTTTCGTAACCAATAGAACCATTAGTATCTGCAGGCAATACCTGAGTAGTTGCACCGTTAGTGTTTAATAGACCTTCACCATTTGCAGGATTGTATCCAAACAAAAGTGAGTTTCTTAACTGTTGTGCAATACCTTGACGAGCAGCGAGTCTCATGGCTTGTGGTAATGAATAATTCCAATTAGCAGTTGCTGATTCATCAAAGCCATCATACTGACTGCGTGTCTGCAATCTATATGTTGGTGTTGAAATCATACTAGGAATAACTGAAGCACTTGGCAAGTTGTTAGCCGTTGATTGATTAGCAGAAACCTGTGTGGTTAACTGAATCTTTTTAGCGTAAACATACAAATCACCTTCACCTAAACGTACCATTGGGTTTTCTGTAGCCAAAGTGCTGAAAGCACCTGAAGCCAAAGAATACTGCATGATGAGTTCAGGCATCATGTAATTTGGATTTACGGTGATATAACTAGGTGCGAATCCTGACATAATTTTCTCCTTAGATTAGCACAATGGCTACAAATTCGTTATTAACCCAATTAGCAAACCCTGTGACAGGGTCGTAACTGACTGTTTTGTTACCTGTTGTGCTTACCTTCAACACACGAACATTGATTTTGTTTGCAACAGTACCTGCAGTTAACCAATCATTCGCAAAGTCATAAGTCACATTAGAAGTAATCAATTCACCATCTAAACTAATCAATGCAGGGTCACATCTCATAGGGATACGTGCATTTGTGCCTAATCTGTAGAAGTTTACAGTCATGCCACTTGTGTATTGTGGTGCAGTAGACTGTGGAGTCGTTACACCTTGAAATGCTTGGTTAAATACACAAATACCTGTGATTTCTGCTACTGTGGTTGCACGACCAATACCACCATTCAGAATTCCTGAAGATGGAACAGTTGTAGACAATGGAACGTCTTCTAAAATTGGAAGACCACCCCACATTGGCAATGTTTCAGTTGGCTTTAAAAAACCACTTGCTAGTTGGAATTTAACTGCAGGGTCGTCTAAAGCATCTCCCTGAGTAAATCCTGCACTATTAACATTGAATAGACCAAAAGCATTGGTCGTTAGCATTGGATTGATAGCAATATTTGCCATGATTAATTCCTTTCTACATTGTTAGTGAACCACTTTGTTGCACGTAATGGCTCTAATTTAAATTCATCCAAAAATGCAGAGATGTGTCCTTTATAAGAAGTAATCGTTCTGCCTGAAGCATCTTGCTTCTTCACTTCATATAAATGACCTGCAGGAATATGCGTTGCCATTTTTGCTGACTGTAAAGCATCATTGTGAATCTGTTTTTCAATGATGTCTAACAAAGCCATATCTTTAACAGTTTTAACAATGTCTACGGACTTGTATGTGTCTGAGTAAGACTGTAAAGGTCTTAACAAACGCTTACGATATGCTAACAATGTTTCACCTAACAATGGGCGACTTGCTTGTTTGCCAAATGCTGAATAGACTGAATCTGCTTTAGCCTGTGCGTCTGCTTTCATGGCTTCTTCTTCATCATCTTTTTTAGCCTTCATGTCATCATCATCCATTTTGGCTTCTTCGTCATCATCATCAGGCTTCATTTCACCTGCAGGTTGTTTTTCAACACCCTTATCAGAGCCTTCAGCATCTTTGCGTTTTTTGTCCATGCGAGGAACTGATTCCTCATCATCATCATCTTTTTTCATTTCAGGACCACAATCTTCATCATCATCCTTTGCGTGTTTAAAGACATCTTCATCTTTCTTTTTATCTGCCGCCTTCATATAAGGCTCTGCAGGCATATTCTTTTCTTCCATTGCATCTACCCTTACGGATAAACTATTAATGGCATTAAGAATAGCATCTAATTTATCCCCTGAAGCGTCTGCCACAGGTGCAATTTCTTTAGAATCCATTTTTACTTCCTCCATGTTATTAAGTAATACTCCCTGTGCAGAACCACCTTTATCCCACACTCCACGACTACCCCTATCAGGAGTAACAATGGCTATGTGGTCTAAGATGAACGGTTTGCCCTCAATTAAAAGAGGCTTTCCACTTTCTGTAGTAAGTGTAACATTATCTGAATTACTGTCAAACGCTACACTTGGACTTGTAGAAACTTCCTCTTTTAAAATCTCTTCCATTGCATCTTCATCATAGATTTTTGCAATGCCCCATACCTCGTCACCCTTGATGTATGGGAGTAAAACAGAGCCTATTGCTCTATCTTTAAATTCTTTACTGTTTAATACTGCTGATTCAGGATGGTCACGTATTACCATTAAGCCATTGCATCTATCAAGGAATTCTTGATTTAAATACAGGCTTGGGTCTCTCCATACGTGTTCTTCAATACTGCTTCTATAGGCTAACCCTGTACCTGTGATACGTATATCTAACAGGTGCATATTGAGATAAGGTTGTGGGCTTGGCAATATACCTTCTGACATCAAACGTGCCACATCCAATTCAGTATCTACACTTGCAATTCTTAAAGCGTTTTGTAGGCTTGGATGTAATGGCAGGGGAGGATTTTTAGGGCTTGCCCAATCGTAACCTGTTGATTCATAATTCAATTTGACATCATAGCGTTTACCAACTTTTGCCAAATAAGTACAGAATTGACCATCATCATAAAGAACTTTTAATTCGCCTTGATAATTAATTCCTGTTTCTTCAAAACATTCTCGTCTTGCACACTCTTCTAATGTCTCACCTTGTGCTTGATGTCCACCTGCAACTGCCCAATGATTAGGGTAATCACCACCATTACCCCTGCGTAAGAACAATATTTCACCATCATCAGTCATAAACATAATGCCTGATGCTCTGCCTAACGCACCTGCATCTTTATTAATTGGCATGGCTTCATTAGGTGGAACTTCATTTTGTTCTATAGGTAAAGAATCATTTTCAGGTACGCAGTTAGGCACTTCTTTGCCATTTTTTTCTTTCATACCTATTGCATGATAACCTTCCCAACAAGGGTCTGTGGCATCTGTCGACACGTTATTCGCAATAGTAAGCAATGGATTAATTTCTTTATCCAATGTTTGTTGAGAATTTATCATGTTAGCCATTAAGAAGTTGTTTCTTTGCTGATTCTAAAGCATTTTTCCCTTTAACTGTTAAATAATCTTCAGGAAGTTTGCGTAAACTAAATATATATTGATACGTGCAACGGCAATATACCTCTTCAGCAGGTTGAGTAATTTCATCAGTATAACCCCATATTGGTTTAATAAGACCCTGTTTATCTGCCCATGAATCTCGAATAATATAAATTTTTTTTGCACGTTCTAAATGGTCAACCCTTGCGTTGTAATTTGGCTCATGCTCACCTTTACTATGCCATATACCTGCTATCGCACCTTGGTCTGTTGCAATAATACTTCGAATGTTAGCATTTAATTTACTTGTTTGGTCAATAGATATTCGCCGTTGATTAAACCTTTCGGTTTTTGTCATCTTTTTTAACTTATCGCCACTTTTTTTGACTTCAAGGCTTTGTGTTCCTCCAACAGGAATTGATGTTGCCCAACCCTGAAATTGACGTAAGATATTAGATATAGATTCTTCTCTACGAAACTTAATTAAATCAGCAGATGCTAGAATGCGTCTGTCTAACTCTTGACGCAAATGTGGCTTAATGCTTTGTATCGTAAATCCCTTTACATCAGGATTAATTAGATTTTTTTGCTTAACAAGTTTATCAAAGGTATTAATGAGTTGCTCACGAACTATTTGTTCGAGTCGGTGTTCAGGCAATATTGACTTTATGTAAGCATCTTTTAATCTTTTGCTTAACCGAACTATACGTTCTTGACTATCAAAGCCAAACTCTAATATTTCTTTGATAATCTCATTAATGGTTTGTGTAAACGTCATTTGTTAAGGCTTGCAAATGCTTCTTCTTTGCTTTTATGTTCCGTTACTTCGCCTGTTTTTTTGTTTTTGACTATGTATTCGTTACTTCCAATGGATGCTTGTCCTATAGTGTGCGTGTGTTCTCCACCATTATAAATTTTATGGTTATCAAATTTCTTTTCGTCAGGTGAAGATGGTTCTTTATAACTTAATTCTCCTGCAGTTGCAGGTATACCTGTTGGTTTATCTGCTGTTGATATGTTTGCTTTCATTTTAGAAATTCCACCAATGCTACCTGATGCACTTCCACCACTTCCTGATGAAAACTTGCCATTTTTATCTCTTGGATGACTGGATTCGTTAAACCCATTATCTTTAAATGATATAAACTCATCTGACCTAATCATATATTCGACTAAGTTAGGCTCAATAATAGTAAGGAAGTTTCCTGTTTTTTTATTAAGAAATCGCATAATTATCCTTTCGTTGGTGTAGGCATTTTTTCTTCAGGCATTACCTGTTCAGGTGGTTCATACTCGGCTAATGCTTCTAAATCAATGTCTAGTTTAGATTTAAACATATCTTGCATTTCGTTAAGATTATCTATTGCCCATTCTACCAAACGTGCTTTGTTTTCAGGGTCTGCAATAGGTAAAAATGTGCGTAATATTTCAGTTAATCCTTTGAGTTTAATTTCATCTACTTTAACTTTCTCTGAATCAGGTTCTTCAACAAGTGATGGCCATGTTGCTTCAAATGAATCTTTCCATTCATAAAAACATTCTTCATAAGTTTTACCTAAAAATTCTTCAGGATACTGATTTTGTAACCCTTTAAAGAACTCAGGAGTCCATGCACGGTGCATCACAATATGGTCAAAGTATTCAAAGAGTCCGTGCATATCTTCTCGAATACCTTCAATATACTGTGCTAATGCTTTAGCATCTTCTGTTCCTTCGCCAAATCCTTGCGTAAATGCTTCATCTTTAAGGAGAATTGATGGCACGTCTGCTGAGGCCGCGATATTTGCAATAATATTGTTTCTAGCAGTAGTTAGCCCTGTATCTGTATTATTTAAATCTAATGATGCAATATCTTCATCAATATCAATAGACAATACGTTACCTGTTTTACCTCTTTGCAAATAGGTACGTTTAATTTCTGCTGATTGTTGCATTAAGCGATTAACAATACTACCTGCAGGTTTAACTTTTGCTACAAGCAATCCTGCTTTAGTAGTTACTAAATCATCTGTAATCATACTCTGTATAAATGATTTTAATGGGTAAAGACTGCGTTGGAAAATACTTCTGCCTGTATAACCAAACGCTGACGCTTGATAACGCAAATAGATTGGAGTATTGTTATACACCACACATGAACGACTAGGGTGATAAGGTTGCCCTGCAGCGGTTATATATACATTAGGCTTTTGAAAATCAGGTGCATTAGGGTTTTGATTACTTACGACTGAACCTGCTAAATTAAGCGTATCTAATTGATTAAAATAGATTTCTATTGAAGATAATTTGCTCGGTTCAATGTATTCATTTGTAGGGATTTTTGGGTCCCCATAGACAATTGCACTTGCACCATAAACTCTTGCAAGATACATAACATCACGAATATGATTGGTTGCACCGATTCTTTCCCATTCTTTATTAAATGCTTCGACAAGAACCTCTTTCGGTTCAGCATCTACAGTAATAATTCTTGGTTTAGCAAGAGCCATTCTTATAGGCTTTTCGACTAATTTTCCACCCAAAGGATGGTATTGCCATAACAGTTTACAGGTCTCATACCCAACATCTGTGCCGACTTCAATATTGTCGACATCTAAGATTTGCATTAATGGTGATGTAATCCCTGTTTCGTTAACGGTTACGTTTGACATTGTTTATCCTAGTAAGCAAATTTGTTACCAACACCTAATGCAATAGCATACACAAAAGCATCAAGCAAGTCATCACTACGTTTATGAGCATCAGGGTCTCCAATACGAAACTGTGCTACTTGTGAGAGTAAATGATTACGAGTTGCCGTTTTAAATGATACAGTTTTATTGTAAGCGACATCGCTAATTTTACATAATTCTTGATGAAAATATCCTGAAACGCTAATCGCACGTTCATCTTTACCCTTACTTGTAAAATTATTAGGTATGCCTTCCATGTTCCAACCTCTGTTTTTGCCCTGTTGAAGCAAGATACTACCTGAGTTAATATCTTCTACAAATGCACGGGTAAACCCTGACCTAGAATTACATTGTTCTGCTAATCGTTCTGCTCTGTAAAACACGCTGGGCATCCACGATTCAAGCATAGCACCATCTATTTGCACTATATCCCAATCAAGTATGATAAGTTTAGGTTTAGGGTAAGAGATAAGAGCCATATAAATGACTGCAGTTCCATCATGCTCTTGTCCTCCTTTAACTGCCGTATCTAACACGCAATAGACTGCATCACAACGATATGGATAAGAAACAGGATTTCCATTCTCTAATAGTTTTGGTATGGCAAAGAACGCTATACCTGACCAATCAATAAACTCTGCTAAGTATTCTTGTTGAAAAACTAAGGGATGGTTTAGTTTACGTTCTTTCTCTAACTCATCTAATGGTACATAAGGGTTTGTGCTAGTAGGTGCGTAAAACTCGGTAAATCCCATTTCAGGGTCGTTGCAGATTCGCCAAAAGAAATTATCAGGGTCTAATCCATTCGGTGTCGAAAATACCCACGCTTTACCTCTTGTTGTCAACATAGTTGGCTTAATGGATTTCTGCCATATATCCAACATTTGTGGGGATTTAGTAAATGAACCTTCGTCTATTAATACGTAATCGTATTCGTATCCTCGACCTGCAAGTTCATTATCGTTTAATCGCCAAAAGTCAATTGTGCCACCTGTCTTGGTTCGAATCTTAACCATTTTGTTTTTATAGTTAATAGCATCGCCAATGTATTTAAGAATATGGTCATAGGGCTCACCCAACTGTCGATACTCAGGTGCAAAGATTCCGACTGATTTACCTGCTAATGCTGACGAAGATGCAATGGTTTCTAATAGTCTAGTCTTTCCCCAACGTCTGCCACATCTAATAACATTTAATTGCTTTCTCGCTTTAAATACATCTACCTGTCCTGAATGCAGGGTTGGTAAGATAACTTCTATGTCCATTATTCAGGTAATCCACCATGAATCGTAACATTAACATTTTTATCTTCGTTATCGTGGTTTTCTTTCCATCTTGCCCTAGTTTTAAGCCAAAAGAGCATACAGGTTGTATCTCCTTGCTTTGCCTTTTGATACAGTTTTCCTGCTATCTGCATATTGGCATCTATTCTTCCTGATTCTATTTCTTCAGGGTAATACTTTACTAATGTATCTACACTAATCTTTAATTTAAAAGCAATATCTTCTTGTGTAAAACCTAATGATGCCATTGTATGCACAATTGTTTTACTCTTATCCGTTACTACATGAGGTGGTCTGCCACCACCTTTACCATGTCCTGCTTCTTTGGTATTTCCATTTTTATCTAGTCGTTTTCTTTCAACCATTTTATATTTCCGATATTCAATGTTAAGATTTTATAACCAAATGGTTACTTTCAAATAACATTCCGATAGTTTTTCTATGTGCTTCATCCCAAGCGTTTATTCTATCTTGTTTGTCCATAAATACCCCTTGGTCGATTTCCATGTGGCAAGTATGGCATAAACTTGCAATTCTGTAATCGTGGGCTTTAATTCCCATACCTTTACCGTCTCGTTGCTGATTAGAGTGTGATGCTACTACCGTGCCATCTTGCTTGCCACAAATTGCACAGGCTAAATGTCTGCATACTTCAAGAAGATGTTTATTGCGATAATTCATGTTCTTTAAGTAATGCGTTACGTTCTACACTAAAGAAACTTGCACAATGAGGGCATATCACTTCTACATACGCTTCTTGGGTATTCTGTGAAACAGTTTCAAACTTTTGGTTAAGATTATTTGACATATTATCAATAAAATCTTGACTAATTGGTTTAATATCTTGCCCTGCCGTAGATTGTAAGAATCTATCAATATCTAAGTCTTTAAAATAGGTTTGCATATCCATATCAGGAAGTTCTCTTAACTCCTGCATTAATTTTTCCATATCCCAAATCGCTACTTCCCCTGACTTGTTATCGGCTATACGATAAGCCTTTGCTTGTTTAACATTTAAATCATCTTTGATTAAGCAGGGAATTTCTGTCCAACCTAATTGTTGTAATGCTTTATAACGAGTATGGCCAGCAATAATAACATTGTTTGCATCTACAACAATGCGTGAATTAAAGCCAAATTGTTGTATGGATTGTTTGACAATTTCTATAGCATTGTCGTTATTTCTCGGATTTCGCCAATAGGGTTTTATGGCAGAAATTGGCAAGGTTACTTCTTTTGACATATTTATAATTTTCCTTTTCTAATGTAAATGTTATCCATGATTTTGGTCTTCATATTCTTTAATCATTTGAATTTGTTTTTTTGTTTGCCATGCTTTACGATATTCTACGTTTTCAAAGAGTTTAGAAAATCCTGTAACGTGCTTTAATCGTAATAATTCATCTGCAGAAACTCCAATTTCTTGAATAATGGCTTCATCACTCCAACCGTTTTCCAACATTTGAAAAACCATATTAGACATTCCATTAATCGAATGCTTACCTCTTGCTCGATTATGACGAATTGTTGATGCCATTCTGTCGTTAATATCTTTATCTAAAACGACACATGGCAAATGATTAAAGTTCTTTTCCGAAATGTCTTTGTTAAGACGCATGGTTGTATATCTATGAAAGCCATCTACAATAATATATAAATCTTGTTCTTTGTCATAAATGACTACCACAGGCTGAGTGTATCCATCATGAGATATGGAAGTATGCAATAATCGCATCTCGTTTGTGGCAACACTATTAGGGTTGTAATCATTTGCGTGTACTTTCTCTAAAGGTATCCATTGTACAGTTGCTACAGGGTTATTTCTTTTGATTATTTCTAACTGCTCTTGTGTAAGCATCATCAACTCCTCTTTTTAGTTTTCTAGCAGTAATTGCAGGTCCACGACTATTCCAATTGTCTAATTTTACAAACTCCCAATCGTTGGTCAAAATGGAAGTAATTTGTGTTTTATATAGATTTTGTTCTTCGCCTGTTCCTGAATAAGTGTTGTCCATATCTGCAAAGCGTTTTTTAAATGATGCTTGCCATTCTTCTTGTATCAAATACTTTAATAAATGGTCACGGTATTCTTTCCAATCCGTAAACATAAATGGTAATTTTTTGGGGAAATAATCATCAAAACCCATCTTACCTGCCATATCAATACCTTCTATACGTTGCGTAAGTTTTTGATAAGTCTGTGGCTCAACTTCTTGTAGGTAAAACAAAGATTTAACTGCAGTTTCATGATGCACGTTACTTACACGCATATCCTGTATAGGTAACCCATAACGGTATTGTTGGTCATATAACGGGTTGTAATCCCATTTGTTACTGTGAATTGCTTTCCATACATCCATGTACGACCAATCGTATAAAGGGTAAAAAACGTAATGTTCACGAGGTTTGTAATGCTTACCCCATGTTCTACCCTTATATGTGTGGGAATTTGTTAATGCAGTTAAACGATTAGGACTTTCTTCACCACGCATACCTACTAGATATGCAACCTTTTTACCCTTATACATAGTCTTAAGGTAACAATCAAATAACTCTTTAAACCTATCTGTACCAAATGTATTCTCGGTAATTGCATAAGGTTCTCTTGGTCGCATCCACCTGTGTTCTTCTTTTGGGTCCCAACACATTAACCAATTGTCAGTAGAAGATGTTGCATTAAATAACTTAATGGGTATTTGTAACCATAATGGCTCAACATCAGGGTGTTCCATAATCTTACGCACTGTATCTATGGTTGATTCCCACTCAGCCTCTTGGTCAAGAAACATTACTTTCAAAGGCAATCGGTTCTTTTCTCTTGCAACCTGTAAAGCCAAATAAAAAATGCACGTTGAATCTTTACCACCTGATACCGAAGCAATTACTTCAGGAAATTCATCAAACACCCAACGCATACGTTCTAAACCTGCGTCAAATGTTGTTTGATTACTATAGATTCTTAAAGCCATTTAAAAATACCCTTTTGCTTTTGCTAATCTTGCAGGGTTTAATTCATTACCAATAAAATTCATACCATGATGCACAGTTGCTCGTGCTGTGTAACCTGCACCACAACAAGGGTCGCATACTGTCCAATTCGGTTGAGCAACCTTACCTAACACATATTTAACAAATGGCAATCCCTTATATTTTTCTAACTCAAATATTTCAATAAGATTGGGCTTATAACTTCCAACAATTAAATTAGCATTTAAATTATTGCCATATTGCATTGGATATACACCAATGTAAGGCATCTGTTTTTTTATGGCTTGTACCATTAAATCTGTATCTTTTACAGACATTTCTATAAATACATAATCCGTAACTCGTTGAATTAACTCGGAAAATTTATTGCAAAGTTCTTGATAAGTAGGTTGCACAGGTCGAATACCTGTTGCTTTTTCGGTAGCAGTTGCAAAGTATTTTAAGAAAGAATCTCCCCAAGGTGGGTCAGAGTATAGAATATTTATGGATTCATTTAACTGAAAATCCATAACACTTCCTTGTGTAAATCGAACTTGGCTTACCATTTATCGTACTCTTGTTGAATGTACCCAATACATTTTGGGTTATAGTCCGACATAACAAAGTTTTTACCCATTTCTTTAGCAATTTTGGCTACTCTGCCATAACCACAACAAAAATCCCCAATAGAATGATGTGCTTGTAATAATTGCTGAATAATTGAATACTCGTCAGTTATATTTGTTAATCGTGTTCCATAAACATTTGCTATTGCAGGTGCTTTGTTAATTTCGGTTGTATATGTAAAATCAGGAATTGGTAAATATTTAATACTTTGTTTTCCTAACACAATAACTGTTGGCTTATGAAGTTGCGTTACCCATAATCCTACTTTATGTAAAAAATCTGCATAATGTCGCTCTTGTCCAATATTTGCACGTTTATCAAATTTTTTTAATCCTGCTTGCCAAGGGATTTCTGTATAAAGTACGCTACACAATTTAAATTCATCTGCAATTCCATGCCATAGGTCATGTACAAATGCTATGTTGCCATCTTTTTCAAATCGATTACAAGGCTCGACTTTTACATCTTGTGTAAGTGCTGAATGGTAATGCATTAGAATGTTGGCTTGTAAAGATAGGCTCGGTTAATAATAATTGTTTCGTCAATTGGACTGCCCATTGTCCAATACGAATATTCTCCAATATCAAGGTAAGTGTGCCTATACTTGTGCCAAGGCCGAACTTCACCATATTTACGTATGTGCATGACAAATCTGCAGAATTCTAAATCATTACGACATTGTTCTCTTACCACATACCAATGAGGGATGGTAGGCATTGTTTTGGCAAATTTCCAATTGTGGGAGAGAATGAATAATTCAATCTCGTGTTCGGTCATGTCTTCGTAATCCATAAGCCATGATAACAAACTTTTAAATATTGTCAATATTATATTTCATAATTCTAACAACAATTTTACCTTGCTTAACAAAACCTTTTTTTGTCAATATTAGTTTGTGGATTAAACTATCATCTACCATTACCCCTGCTTTAACTAATGCGTCAGTTAACACTTTTTCATGATTAGCAATATCACGCTTACGTTTATCTGAAAAATAAATGTCATAATGAACTTCTAGGGGAATTTTATAATAAACATTCAGGCTTTTAGACTTTACAAACCACATAATGTAAGTTTGAAAGTCTTTGGCTTTCTTAGTAGTAAACGACCTATTATTGTTGCGTAATAGGTAATGATTAACACTTGGGCTTAAAGGTACTTCAAATTCAATCATACCCACCAAGTAAACTATTAATCTCGCCACTTGCTTGGTCAATTGCTAATTTTTCTGCATATCCGTAACACATGGATTGTAAATGTAATGCCATTAATCCTCTGTCGTGACGCAGTAAATGTTCAAAGTGTTCTATAAAATTAGGGGTTACTTTAACATTTTCTATTGCCGATTTAAGCATTCCCCAAGTGTATATATCATTATTTTGCATAATTTCTGCAACTCTTGGCTTTATTATTTCAGGAATGCCTTTTTCTTTAGGTTTTATTGTCATTTATGCAACCCTTTCATTTATGTTAAAAAGTTCTTCTAAAGTTAATTGATTATTAGAAAACTCGATTAATAAATAAGCCGTTTCTACACTTGGACGCTTACGTTTATGACACAAATGTTTAAAATGTTCATAACAAATTCCTGCGTAATCAGCCATTTCTCGACAATGGTCTATACCGTAAGTTTTCCAATATTGCATTAAATTCATGGTTTTATTAGGCTTTTTTAACAAAACAATTTTGTTACTATTGTCTAATGTAAATTTACGTTGAATATTTCCAATGGTTTCCATTTCCCTAATTAACCCTGCCATTGTTTCTATATGAGTGGTTTTTAACATTTCCTGTACCATTGCTTTTCGTTTATCGTTAACTGCAAGTAGCAAAAGTTCTTTTTCTTGTTTAGTAAATTCCATTAAATAATTCCTTGTTTAATTAAATAATCTAATCCGTGTTGAATTGTATAAATAGTAACTGCAACGGCACAATATGCTAAAAATATTGTTCCTATAAATTGATAAAATTTACGTTCTAATTTCTGCATAATTTATAGACTCCTATTTCGATTAACGGCTTGTAATTTATTTTCAAATGCTTCAGTTGTTAAAAAAGAATTTGTATTCCACCGATAAATAGTTCCATCTTGATAAGTGGCATAAATTTTATTATTGTTGTCATAGAAAAAGTAACAACCCTTTAATACTTGTTGACCACCACTATTTAATGTATAAAATTCATAAATAGGTTTGTCTTTAGGTATGCCTTGACAATGTATATCAGTTAATACAACTTTTCCACCTGCTTGATTTGGACTTTCTGCAATATCCATTGCATAAGTATTAATTATTGTTAAAGTTGTTATAACAATTGCTGATTTAATTAAGTTTTTCATTTTATTTCCTTGTGTTGATACGAATATTGCCAAATGTCATTTTGCCGTTGTCGTTCGTGCAAAGTGTATCTCTGTCAAATGTAATGACCTGTCCGCCTGTTGTATCACTTGCACGGTCTATGTGTACTAATCCAATTGTTCCTGAATCTACACCAAATTTGTAACCGTTACTGGCTTTATAAGTACCATCACCATAAGCAGTGCTAAAACCAAATGCAATTTTGCCGTTTTGGTCATCAACAGAATCCATAAAATCTGTTCTGTCTAAAAAATCATGCCAATCTGCATTGTCAATTGCATAGCATGGGTCACCTAAAAAGTATGTTCCTTTGGGAATAATTACTGAGTTTGTCATTTTATTTCCTTCCTGTTTGATTGATTAAAATTTACTGCTATAGGTATATCTTATATATAATTAACGCATATGTCAACTATTTGTTGACATATTTTTAAAATATTTTTACTTTATTACACAATTTTCTATAGTCCATGTTGGCAAATCTTTGTTTAAGACTGTTTTTACCCAACCTGCATAATCATTGTAAAAATCTATTACTTCCTGTAATGAGTTAAACAATTTACTTATATTTTTATGTTGTCCTTCTTCATCGACTAATTCATAAAAATTTACATTTTTGATTCCGACTCTTTGTATATATATCATTTTATTTCCTTTTCATTTGATTGAGTTATCCTGCTATATGTATATAGTATACCCCTGTTATACGATTGTCAATCATTTTTTTACATTATTTTAAAATATTTTTATCTTTTTTTTACAAATATTGCTTGACAAGGTTAAAATATTATGAATCAAATGTTTTCTTCATTAAAGATAACATCATTGTCGACCATCCATGCTTGAATCATTGTTATGTAATTAGTAAACTCTGCTACCGATAATTCGGTTGATGACATGGCAAGAGTTACACATTCGCCATCAGGAAGAGTAAATTCTTTTATTCCTATAAATCGTCTTTTAAAAAATTCTGCCCAAGTATCAGCACCTAAGTTTGTATGATTAACCAATAATTGGTCACTAATAGCATGTAGCATTTTCCAATACAGTTTGTTTTGTTCTAACCTACGCTTTACTTTTTCTCTTTGAAATGTAATGACATACCTATCTTCAGGAACTTCTGTCATTAACGAATGGATTTGAATAATTGCTTTGCGTAAATCATTTGGTGTTGCTATGAGTTTTTCGTATTTCATTAGGTCGTTTGTATTTAGTTTCTAAGTTTTTCATGCAGACATCATAATTCTTTTTAGAATCATTTTGGTAATTCTGTTCACATTCTTTAGAACAATATCCTTTAATTCGGTTAAGGATAAAATCTACTTTTAAGAATTGAAGCCCACATTTACATTTTTGGTATTTCATATAACGGCTCGCCTTTGGGGGTCGCTTCGCTTGGCTCGCCTCTCCTTTTTAAAAGTTACATACGAATTAAACTTACCTTTTACATTCTTTGCACAATAAACGCAAAGTTTTCTACCAAGCAAATCATTTGAAAATTTGTAATTCTTTAAATCATAACCACCATATTTACTTAACCCACAAACAGAATCGCTATAAAGCCATTTATGTGCAACTAAATTCTTTTGCAATTTTTCACAGTTATAGTTACGTGGTTTATAAATATAAAGACCTTCTTTCATATCATCTCCTAAAAACAAGTGTTATGTTCCCCCTCTAAAAAACAGGGAAACGTAAAACTTAGCAATTCTGTTAGGTAATTATGGATTGCTTATTCTAAAGATTCATACTTCTATAAATCCTTAACGTAGAGCCGGAGATTCCTGTCAAGGTCAACTCTATACTAGCCAATCTTTTATCTATTACTTTGTGCTACTCAAACGATTAGGGTACGGGGCATACCCACCTAACAAAACATTTACTGCTTACAACTCATCATTCCAACTACACAGACGAAAAAAAACCTTTAAATAGATTCCGTGTTCTCACCCCCACACTAATTGTCTATAGTGGGGCACAGAACCTAATTAAAGGTCTTTACACAGGGTGAGAATCTGCTTATTTGTATATTATAACTATTTTATCCTTTTGTCAACACTTTTTTAAATATCTTTTTCAACTTCCCCAAAATATTTGACAGGTTCTTTTTTAGGAAATGTAATGATTTTGGGTATTTCAACTGTTACCTTGTTTAAGAACACTTCTCGTTCTTTGGTAATATGAAATGTTGTATCTTGAACAACACCTCTTGATTTGCCACCTTTATCTGTGTTGGCCGTGCAAAGAACATCACTACTGCCATCTGCGTGTTTTTGTTGAATAAGGTAAATAAGTTCGTCAAAGTCATTGCGTAAATCGCTTGTACCCTCGTAAATGGGATTACCATCTTCGTCTTTAAACTTGTTGGTGTGACTTGCACAAATGATGCTCATGCCTTTAAGTGTGCATTTGCGTAATATTTTGTTAAATTCTACGATTAAGCGTTTATCCATAACTGAGGTAAACTTTTTAAGCGTATCTAATATGACGACTGTTTTGCCATAATCTGCTTTACCATTACCTACGGCTTTTAACCATTCAATAACCTTTTCAATTCCATGCCCTGTCATATCAGGATTAATTAATTTATAACCATGTTTATCTGCATGAGCAAAATAATATTTCATGTCTGATGCTGATGCGTCTACGTTAATGTAAGCAACTTTATAACCTCGTTGTACCATTTCAGTACAACAGAAATTTAAAAGGGTCGTTTTACCAACTCCTGCTTCTGAACAAAATAATGTCATGTGTGAATGTATAAAAAGTTTTTGGAATAAATGTTTGGTGTTTTCAATGTTCTTAACATGCTTCTCTGTAATTTCCATCTGCTCTAATTGTGCAAAAGGATTGTTTTGATGCTCATGTTCTTTTTGTAATTGTTGAAAATTTATTGTATCTTTTACTAAGTTTTCCATGTATGGATTGTTCCTTCAATGTCGGCTATTAAAAATGATGGTTCTAATTCGAGTATAGCAAGCACCCATTGAGTCGTTAACTCTATATCAGGGGTAACACTTATGATGTGTATCTTTAATCCCCTGAGGTACCAAATAGATTGACTTGATGGCAATGTAGAGCCTGTGTAGATGCTTGGAAAAAATCCGTTGTCTAAATCGTTCTCGGTTTCTAATTCAGGAATTGTCTCAAAGGGGTGTGAGTTAATATGGAAAAATACGGCTTGTGGCTGTAACCCTTGTTGTCGGTATTTTATTATTTGTTGATGGCCGAGCATAAAAAAATCCTAGTTGAGAAAACGATTCGGCAAGTGTCCGACCTGTTTTACTAAACCTACTCTCGTTTAATAAAACAGACTTACCTACTACATTTTCTCAACTAGGACTTTTCGTGTCGGACTCACTTTGTCTAATTGATAGTATAACTATAAACTACTTTTTTACTTTTGTCAAATATCTGCTTCAGAACCATAAATTTCAGGACTCAGTTCAAATCTGCTAACTCCTGACATTTGCTCAATTCTTAATATGTAATGTGCAGGTATTCTGCCATTTTTTGCCCAAGCGTAAATAGCGGCTCGAGTTAATCCTAATTCTCTTGCCAACTGTGCTTTGCCAATAATTCGTAATGCTTTTTCAATTGGGGTTAAATACATTTGTAAATCCTTTTTAATTTAATATACGCATATTATCACAATATTTATACGATTGCAAACATTTTGTAAAATTAATGTTTTGCAAAACGCTATTGACAATGTTTACAATGTGTGCTAATAAGATAATCAATTATCATATATTTTATACATTGTCAATAAATTTATTTGCATATTTTTTACAAATAGTTAAAAATTTGTTTGACAAATGTAAAACATATCTATACTATAGAACTATAGCAATATCGCTATATATTAAATAGGAAAAAAATCAAATGGAAGAAATAACAGAAAAAAGACCTTCGTTAGTATTTATGAAAAACGGATTATTTATAAGTGATTTGTTTTTTAACTTATATCAACATACATATAAGGAAATTGACAAAAAAAATCTTGAATTTTTAGCATTAAGATTTTCTCGAAGCCTATATGACATGGGTTATAACATTAAGACGCGAGATATTATTGACGACTTTAATCACCGTTTATAACAACCTCCCCTCGAAAGAGGGGATTTATCAAATAAGAAAGGCATTAAATGAATCATCTTCTCTACGAACAATATAAGCAACAATGGGTGCATGAGAATCCTAATGCTACACCCCAAAAATATGAAGCATATATTCGTTTACTTACAAAAATGTTAGGAATTTAATATGACAAGTTGGTATTGGAATGGCGAAGGTAATATAGAAGATTTTATCTATAAAAAAGAACGTGAATACGAACAGGGTTTGAAATGGGCAGGTATCCCCCAATCAGAGATACCACAATCAAATGAAAAAGGAAATGAAAATGCACGAATTAACTCAGAGAAGTAATGGTTTTGTCGAAATGGCTTATGCAGGAGATACTCCTTGGCATCGTCTAGGCAACAAACTTGAACAAGGGGCATCTATTGAAGAGTGGCAAAAGATGGCAGGTATGGATTGGGAAATTAAATCTTCTACTGCCATGTATTCTTCTGATGGACAAAATATTTTTAATTACCCAACGCAACGAGTTTTGTATCGTTCGGATAATTTAAAACCATTATCTATCGTTAGTAACCGTTATCAAGAAGTTCAACCAAAAGAAGTTCTCGAATTTTTCAGAGATTTAGTAGACGAGCATGGATTTAAATTACATACGGCAGGAACTCTAATGGGTGGAAAAAGATTTTGGGGTTTAGCCGAAACAGGAAAGTTTGCCGAAGTTTCCAAAGACGATGGAGTAGGAGGTTATTTACTCTTATCAACTTCATGCGATAGAAGTTTAGCCACAACGGCACGATTTACTACTATTCGAGTAGTTTGCAACAACACGCTAACGCAGTCACTTGGCAATAACAAAAACACAGTATCGTTTAGCCACATGCAGACTTTTAATCACGGAAAAGTTAAACAAGAACTTGGTTCGGCAGTTGAATCGTTCGGTGGGTTTATCCAACTTGCTCAAGCCTTACAAAATATTCAGATGAATTCTCAATCATCACATTATTTTCTAAAGCGTCTAATTAACGCAACAACCTTAACTAAGCCTGAAGGATTTGATGCTACTAAAACCAAAGGATTTCAAAAAATTATGGAATTATTTGATGGTAGTGCCAAAGGTTCGGAAATGGCAGGGCATACTCGTTGGGGTATGTTAAACGCAGTAACCGAATATGTAGACCATCATACGGCTTCACGAACATCAGAATCAAGACTTAATAACGCATGGTTTGGTTATGGAGAAATAATGAAAAACCAAGCGTTAGATATTATAACAACGGTTGTGTAAAAATATCAAGCACTCGTAAAAAAGTGCTTGACAATTGTAAAATAGTAGTTTATGATGTCAACATATATCGCACAATAGCGTTATATAACTATCAAATGAGAAAGGAATCAAATGGAATCAATTATTCAACAAATATCACGAAATTACCTAGATTTTATCCATGCTGACCATATTGGGGAAACTTCCAAAGGAATTAGCATTTGGTTAGAGTATCCATATCGTATTGCAAAAAAATACTCCGTTATTAAATTTGAACAATCTTCTATAGATGGCAAGTTTGATATTCAATTTTTACAAGTAAGCCCATCAAGAGGTTTAATCGCACGTTCTGAAATATCAACATTAACCCTAAATCAAGCAAAGCAATTTATTGCAGAAAGTATAAAATGAAACAGTCTGACCAAATTAACGAACTATTAACGGCTTTATCCAAAGCACAAGGCATGATTAAAGGTGCTAGTGCTAACTCTGTTAATCCTCATTTCAAGTCTAAGTATGCTGATTTATCGTCTGTGTGGGAAGCGTGTCGTGATGCACTCTCACAAAATGGTTTATCAATTATTCAATTTCCTTGTGAGTTTTCCGACAATAGAATGTTCTTAACAACACGCATAGGACACAGTAGTGGTCAATGGTTAGAACAAACCATGTCATCGCCTGTAGATAAACCTACACCACAAGGAATTGGCTCTGTGCTTTCCTATATGCGTCGCTATGCCCTATCTTCGGTGGTTGGAATATCTCAACTAGACGATGATGCAAATGAGGCTAATATAGCACCTAAAGAAAGACCTGCAACGCTTACGGCAGACGAACAAACTCATATTAAAGTATTAGCAGAAACAACTGATACTGACCTTATGAATATTACTCGTCATTTTGGAAAACAATCATTTGACCAAATCGAAAGATTACATTACGCAACAATTGTAAAGTCTTTAGAAAAGAAAATTACTCAAATTGAAACTAAACTTAATAAGGTAGACGAACAATGATAGAAGTTTATTTAGAACAAGGTTCAAAAGATTGGCTTGATTGGAGAAGAACTAAGCGTATGGCAAGTGAAACACCTGCCGTAATGGGTTTATCTCCTTATCAAACACCTGCAAGTATTCGCAGTATTAAACAAGGAATTGGTAGAACATTTGTTAATGATGCAATGCGTACTGGCACAGAACAGGAAAAATATGCAAGAGAGGCTTATCAAGAAGCCACTAATGAGTTAATGAGACCTGCCGTATTTGAGTTAGATGAATATGGTTGCTCAGTAGATGGCATTAATCTTGACTGCAATTTATTAGTAGAAATTAAAACTCCCAAAGACGGTCAAAATTCCGATAGATGGAAATTGGCTAGTCAAATGAAAACCACTTCTTATGATTATGCTCAATGCCAACATCAACTTATGGTTACAGAAGCAACTGTGTGCGATTTTATGGTGTGGGATTACATTAACAAGAAATTCCTTGTTGTGCCAATTTATCCTGATAAAGTATTTCAGCAAAAAATTATGACTGAATGGGATTTATTTAGCCTAACCTTAGGGCTTCGTAATGATGATGAGTGGTTAGCATTATCTCAAAAATATAAAGCCACTTATAGCCAATATAACGCACTCAGCAAGGAGTTAGAAGCCATTAAGGAAAAGATTAAATCGTTAATGACAAGCAATTCTAACGAGGGTGCAGGTATTAAGGCTTTGCGTTATGCCGTTGGTGGTTCGGTTGATTGGCAAAAAGTTAAAGCCGATAAAGAATTAACAGATGAATACTTGGAAGCATTTAAAAAGCCAAGTACCGAGGGTTTTAAAATTACATTAACAAAGGAATAATATGTCAGGTAGCGTAAACAAAACATTTACTTTAGGTAGATTAGGAAAAGACCCTAAAATCATTTATGGTGCTTCAGGAGATAAAGTAGCCAAGTTTTCTATTGGTACTTCATTTCAATATACTAAAGATGGACAAAAAATAGATAAAACCGAATGGATAAATTGCTCGGCTTTTGGAAAATTAGCAGATTTTATTGAAAAATATAGCCAAAAAGGTGACTTAGTATTTGTAGAAGGTTCATTACGAACTACTAAGTGGGAGAAAGATGGTACTGACCATTATTCAACAGAAGTTATTGCCGGAAGATTTCAAAGTTTATCAAGCAAAAGAGATAAAAAAGAATCAGACTTTCCAACATCTTTAGCAAATTTACAAAATGACGACATTGACCAAGATTTACCCTTCTAAAATGCGAAATACTTATGCTACGCATATAGATTATTCATTCTTACATTATGTAATTGAATCTAATCCTTTATTTATGCCAAGTAATCTAGATGGCATTATAGAACGTAAAGGTAAATTTTTAGTTATGGAATGGAAACGACCTAATGAAAAAAGTAATAAAGGACAAATACGTTTACTATGTGCGTTAGCAGAAAACCCTAAATTTGAAGTTTTGCTTATAAAAGGACATACTGATAATGGCATTCCTGAAATTGGATGGTTTTATTATGTTGTTCCTTATTTAAAACCAAAATGCAGAAAGATAGGATTTGGAACAGAAAGTTTAAAACAATTTATCAAAACTTGGTACGAAAGGTCTAATAATGAACAATAAAACAATTAATGTTGCTATATTTTTGTGGCATATTACTGTGTTATTTTTCTTAGCCGTTGTTCTTGGTTGCTTGCTTTGGGTTTTATCTTCGCATGAAAAAACTGTTGGCTATGACTGTCAGTTAGCAGAGATTAGCCCTGATGTGCCTTTGATGTATAAAGAAGCCTGTAGAAAAGAGAGGATGAAGAAATGAAAAAACAAACTAAACCACCAACACCTAAATGGCAAGACCCTAATTGGGTTTATGTTCCTGCAGTTTCAACTAATGTCCTACAACGTCTTAAAGACTTTGGATTTAAGCCACCTAGTGAGCAAAAGCCATTATGAGTTTTTTATTGGGTTCTTTGATACTTTATTTTCTACCTGATTATTATGAAGTTCTAGGTGTACCTAAAGAGGAAATATGTTTTAGCCCTGCACCTATTTGTATTTATGAAAAGGCTAAACGTGAGGAAAGAAAAGAACTATATGCTAAATATCAGCAAGAACAG